AATTATAATTTTAATAAAATTGTATAATAATGAATTATTATGAATGGAAATGGAGAAAGGGAGAACCTTATGATAAATCTTTAAGACAACATAATTCTCAAATATCCAATTTAGAAAATATTGAATATATCAAAAATGTTGAAAAATCCGCATATTCAACATCGTTAAATCAAGATGAAACCCCCTGGGATATTTTAAATAATAATTTCTCATTAATAAACAAAAGAGAAATTACAGAACAAAAACAAACTGAACGTCAAAACATTTGCCAAACAAATATGAACCCATACATGTGCAATAATAATTATTTAGAAGATGTTTCAAATCGTGATATATTTTTAAAACCAATTTCAACTAATATGGAAAAGGAACATTAATAATTTATTTGTAGTAAAATAAAAGTATTTAAACAATGTTATATATATTAATAAAATAATCTATTTATGATAAAACAAGGCAATTATATAACCCAAAATAATTTACTATTGAATAATTTAATTGAATTTTACAATAATGAAGTTTATTTGAATAAAATGTTGTCAATTATAACTGGAGATTCAAAAATATCTTTAAGAATTCTTGATTGGTTTGTTACTAATTATTCAAAAAAATATTACACCATTTATTCTATTATTGAAGAACCAGATATTATTAAAAGGTTTAAAGTCTATGTTGACTATAAATTAAAATTAAAAGCGTATTCTAAAAGAAGATTTGATCCATTTTGTAGATGGGAAAGAATTAGTATTCCATATAAAAATAATACAAGCATTGAAACAACAATCGGTCAATTAAACTTTTTTAAATGGGTTATTGAAAATAAAGTTATTGATTATATTGAACAAAATTATATTATTATTGAACAAGATATGAATTGTCGCAATAGCACTTCAAGAAGAATTGATGTTTCTGATAATTCTAAAACACGTAAAAAAAGAGAAGAATTGTCAATTTCAGCAACTAAAAGTATTAAAAAAGAAAAGGTTGAAATAATAGTTCAATTTAATTAATTTTATATAAATATAAATATAAAAATATCTAATTACTTATGGGAAATACACAACCATTAAACAAAGTAAATTTTGAATACGTTAAAAATTTATTAAATAAGTCTGAATTATACTTATTAATTAATACTTTAAAAGTTGAAGAACAAGATTGTTTAATTCCAACTACAGTCCAATGTAATAAAGAGGAAAGTATTATAAACGAACATATTAAAAAAATGAATAAAGATATTAAAATTATTATTTATGGAATGAATTGCAACGACGAGAGACCAATATATAAATATAAACAGTTATACTTACTCGGGTTTTATAATACATATATTTATAGTGGAGGGTTATTTGAATGGTTAATGCTTCAGGATATATATGGTTCAACAGAATTTCCTACAACATCAAGACAACTTGATTTATTAAAATATAAGGGTTAAATAAAACTTGTAATATTTTCTATCCAACTATTTAATTGTGTTTTATTTTCATAAATATCTATATTTCCATCTAATATCATTTTGTTACATATTAATGTATCTATCATAATATCGTGATAATTATCGCATAATTGTAAATATTCTAAAGATATATTATTTTCTCCTGTTCTTGACCTTTTTATAATACGATTAAAACAAATATCCGGAAGAGTTTTAATATATATTATCTTGTCAACACAGAAATCATCTTTAAATGTTTCAAACATTTTTAAATAAATTTGATAATTTATATATTCTATTTTTTTAGTATCATAAAGCATTTTTGCAAAAACTAATTTATCTGTAAATAAACTACGTTCAGTTATAATTATTGAACCTGGATTTAATTTAATACACTCTTTTAATAATTTTATACGCGAAATATACGCCATTATTTGAAATGGAAATGAATATTGTTCTGAATCAGAATAAAACTTTTCTAAAATAGTTGTCCCGGTTTCGTCTTTAATTGTTTCCCAGATGTCAACCGGTTCTCTTACAAATATATACTTTGGATTATTTAAAAATAATAATTGTAATTTTTCAAATAAGGTGCTTTTACCAGAACCAATATTTCCTTCAATAGATATAATTTTAGGTTGCATTTTGTATTATGTTATTTTATTAATTCTAATAATATGTTATAGTATCAAATCATTTTTTTATATAATACATTTACAATAATGATATTATATTATATAGTTATGTAAACAAATCAATTAAAAAAAAATTGATTTGGAAAAACAATTTAAATAATATAACAAAAATATAATAAAGAAATAAACTAAATAAAATGGATCTTAATCAACAAAAACTAACTAAATCTGAATGGGAAACAATTGAAGTTCCTGTATCTAAAGATGAAATTGAACTCCTTAATTTAATAATTAAAGGAAATAATGATGTGAATATTACAAAAAACAACACAAGTTCAATATTTTCATTTTTAAAAATTGATTATAGTGAGCACATGGAAGATTATATATTTAATAAATATTTTAGTGAAAAAACAAATGAATTAATTAAAAAATACAATATTGATATAAAATTAAATATAAAATCAAATCCTACTTTGAAAAAGGCAGATATTATTAGAATCACTAAAAATAATGAAAATATAATTGATAAAAATAACATTTATGAATATATTTTATTAGAACAAATTGAAAAAATATTAAAATATAAATTAAAAAATAGTAAAAAAATGGAATATTATTATTTCACACTTTATAAATTATTAAAAAATAATATTCAATTAATAAATAGACATATATTAACAATCGCAAATAATATTATAAAACAATTAGAAGATGTTATATCTATTCAAAAAATAATTGAAAATTCCGTTGAATATATTGAGAAAAACCCTAATTTACTTAAATATAGTGATATTACGCTATACGAACATCAAAAAGAAATAATGACTATTTGTAAAAATAAAGACCCTAAATTAATTTTATATATAGCACCTACTGGAACAGGTAAAACAATTACCCCAATCGGGTTATCCGAACAACATAAAATAATATTTGTGTGTGCCGCTAGACACGTTGGATTAGCATTGGCAAGGTCTGCAATTTCAGTAAATAAAAAAGTTGCATTTGCGTTTGGTTGTGATAGTTCTGATGATATTCGGTTGCATTATTCATCCGCTAAGGAATTTAGTAAAAATAAAAAAACAGGTGGAATATTAAAAGTTGATAATAGCGTAGGTGATAAAGTTGAAATTATTATTTGTGATATTAAATCATATTTACCTGCAATGTATTATATGATGTCATTTAACAAACTTGACAATTTAATAGTATATTGGGATGAACCAACTATTACACTTGATTATTCTTACCATGAGTTTCACCCAATTATTAAAAAAAATTGGAGTGAAAACTTAATAGCAAATATGGTATTATCTTCTGCAACATTGCCTAAATTACACGAATTAAATGAGACAACCAATGATTTTAAGTTAAAATTTCCAACTGCAACTATATATAGTGTTGTAAGTCACGATTGCAAAAAATCAATCCCAATAATAAATAATAAAGGTTATGTGGTTCTTCCACATTATTTAAGTGAAGATTATGAAGATATTTTAAAAATTGTTAATCATTGCGAAAATTATTTAACATTATTAAGATATTTTGATTTAAAAGAAGTAGTCAAATTTATAATATACGTCCAAAACAATAATTGCATCCCATCCAGATTAAAAATAGAACGTCAATTTGGATCTTTAGATGATATTACCATGATAAATATTAAATTGTACTATTTAAATGTATTAAAAAATATTATGCAAGGTTTGTGGGGAACAATTTACTTAAATTTTAAAAATACAAGAGAAAAACGTATATCCCCAAATAATTGTATAAATCATAAAGGTGATAAGATTATTAAAGTTAATAGCATTGGTCCTGGTTATTTAACAGAGGATAAATCATTTCAAGGTGTTCCTTTATTACGTATATCAAGCGAACCATACACGCTTAATACAAATAATTTAAATTCAGAGGATCATGATTGTGCTATATATGTTACAACAAAAGATGCATATACATTAACAGATGGTCCAACTATATTCTTATCTAATGATGTTGAAAAAATTTCAAAATTTTGTGTCCAACAGGCAAATATACCTATCAAAGTAATGAATGATATTATGGAGAAAATAGAATTTAACAATTGCATTAACGATAAAATAACTAAATTAGAAAAAGATTTAGAAGATATTACAAATAAGGATAATAATAAAGATAATGAAAAATCAACCAAAAATGAACATAAATGTAATCGTGAAATACCACAAGCAAAAACTCAACCAGAACATTTAAAAATAATAACACAATTAGAAACACTTCGGACTATGATAAAAAACGCTACATTAAATGAATGCTTTGTTCCAAATAAAATTAGTCACATTAAAAAATGGGCGGCAGAATTAAATCCACAAGACGCATTCACCAGCAATATTAGTGAAGAATTAATTAATCAAATAATGTTACTTAAAGGCATTAAGGATAGTTGGAAGGTATTGTTATTGATGGGAATTGGTGTTTTTATAAATCATGATAATATTTCTTATACCGAAATAATGAAAAAATTAGCAGATGAACAAAAACTTTATTTAATAATAGCATCAAGCGATTATATTTATGGCACAAATTATCAATTTTGTCACGGTTATTTAAGTAAAGATTTAGATCTTACACAAGAAAAAATTATACAAGCAATGGGACGTATTGGAAGGAATAAATATCAACAAGATTATACTGTTAGGTTTAGAGATGATAGTCAAATTATAAAATTATTTACATCAGATATAGAAAAACCAGAAATTATAAATATGAATAAATTATTTAATAGTTGTTAATTGCTTAAGTTAGTTTAGTTAGATTGTAAGACTTGTAAAATTGTAAATAAAAAAATAAATATAATTTATTTTTTTATTGTCTTAAAATTAAATATTCAACTAACAAACACAGAGTTATACGATTTACAATCTTCATCTAATAATAATAAAGGAGACGCATACTCTACGGTTGTCGATGGGTCCTTGTGTCTACAACATCCACATAACCTTTTAATAAATTTATAAATAGTCCAATCATTATTTTTAGATAATCCCATTATATTACATAGTATCTATTTTTATATTGGTTATTGTCGACAATTAACTTATTTATATGCTTGAAAATATTTACTTTATCATTTTTATAAAATCAGATAGATAGATTTTAATATTATTAAAATCATAATTTGTGTAATTCAAGTTCAAATTGAATAAATCGTCCCACTTATTAAGAATTACCATTGGAATATTATATTCTTTAATATTTTGAATAAACGTGCTATTAATAACAATTGGAACCACTTTTAAATATACACATTCCCAAAATCTATGAGTATCCATTCCGTTACCTTCAGGACATAAACAAAACTCATATTCCTTTAATCTATTCAAATTATCTGTTGGTCTTATAGGATATAAAAAAGGAATTTTAGAATTAAAGGTATTATAACACACGATCCTTTTATTGTAATTTGTATCTATAGTAAAATTAAAGTATATTTGTTTAGTTTTTATTTGTAAAGTATTTGTATCTATAGTTTTAAATATTTGTAAATTCCCAGTAACCCACATACTATTTGCTAACCCGATTGGTAAATAATGTAGTTTTTCGTGTTTCATACATAAATTTTGAGTGTACCATTTTATTAAATTTGGAGTATCTAATATTTTATATATTTCCGGCGCTTCTGTTATATTTGTGTCTGAATTATGAGTTAATAAAACAAACGGATTCTTAAAGAATTCTATTTTTTGAGAAAATAATTTTACTCTATGTGAATAACAAAAAATAAGTTTTGGATTATCAAAATAATCTACTAACTTTTCAATATTTACATGCTTAAGTTTTTGAATATTTATTAAATTATTATAAGCAAAATCATCGGGTGTTCCTAAATATATATCAGATAATTGTTGAAGTTTTTCTCCTGTTATTATTTCTATATCCATATAGAATCGTTATATTTAATTTAATCTGCTTTTGTTGTTCCCATTTAGAAACATTATTTAAATAATTGACGAAATAACCTCATTGGTTTAGGTGGTTTATTGCTTTAATAATTTAAAAAACTCTAAAACAATTAAATAAAATAATATTTAAATTTGTGGTATATATTTATATTATATGGATCAACAACAATATAAATTAATTAAACAAAAGAGACGGGATATTAAACAAACCGAAAAACGAAAGGCAACCGCTAATGAAGTAATATATATATTTGAAAAAATTTTAGAAGGGTGGAAAACTATCCGTATATATAACACAATAATTCAAGAAAACCCTAATTCTAATATTTTAAAAAAAAATGTTGAGCAAATCTCAACCGGAAATTGTAAAATAAATGAAACCGAGTTAACTAAAGAAAGATATTTATA